GGAAGAAAATCTTTGATAAGTTAATGGCTGCAATGCAACCAGAATTTGAAGACGAGAAGGCAATCAACCCATTTGATTTTTGGGAAGGTGCAAACTTTAAGTTAAAGATTCGTAAGGTTGCTGGTTATTGGAATTACGATAGTTCTGATTTCGATACACCATCTGCAATTTTTGATAATGATGAAAAGATTGAAGAAGTATGGAAGACACAGTATCCTCTAAGTGAGTTTACTGCAGCTTCAAACTTCAAGTCTTATGAAGAACTAAAGACTCGTCTTGATGCAGTTCTATCTGGTAGTGTTACTGTTGGTAATGTTACTGATAAGATGGAAGATGCTCCGATTGCTGCACCAGTAGTTGATACTGCACCAGTAGAATCTGCTCCTATCGTGGAGAAAGAGGAAGAAGAAGACAGTATGGCGTATTTCGAGAAACTCGCAAACGCCTAAAGGGTCACTACTTAATAAGTGCGTGAGGGGTCATGGTTAACCCCTCTTTTTTTTATTAGAAACTATTTGCTGCAGCTGCAAAGATTGGGTCTTGATTACCAACAAAAGATGTTGAAGATGTGGTTGAATTTGAAGTATTAGTTGAACTCTTTACAGTAGGTGCATTTACAACAGTTGTGCCACCACCAGCTCCACCACTACCACTTGCATTGATCTGATTTGCTTTTGATTCATTTGCTATTCTTGCTGTAGTAGAGGTATTTACTAAACCACTACCTTGATTGCCTGATATTCCTTGTTTCTTTAATGAATCAAGTTCTGCTTTAGCTTTAGCAATATTTGCCTTTGTATCGAATCCCTCTACATCTCCAGATGCTAAATCTTTTTCTAATTGTACAATTCTCTTTCTACGTTCTTGTTCTGCTTGTGCCATTTCATAATTACCACCCACAGCTGCAATTAAATTAATTGCCTCTGCAGCTTTCATAAGTGCTGGAACGTCTTTTGCTAAATCTATTATTTTATCTATTGGCCCATTACCACCAAATAAACTATCTGCAATTTTAGTGAAAGTTCCACCACCAAATCCATCAAGTGCGGCCTTCATGGCATCAATACCTTGAGCTGCAGAAAATAATCTATCACTAGGTATTTTACTTAATTCTTTAATTTGTTTTGTTGTTGCTTCAGTACCAGCAGTACTCATAGATGTAATCTTATCTATAACATTACCTATTGCAGTACCAATACCCTCAATAATACTACGAATGGATTTTCCAGTACTTTCAACAAAATCACCAATGCCTTGAAAAACTAATTTTATAGTAGCACCAAAAGATTCCATCATTTTACCGATTGGTTCAAATGCTGGAGCTGCAATACGAAGTGCAGCTGATATTGCTATAATTGCAGCTGAAACTGCAGCAAGACCAACAAGTGTTGCTGGATTTGCAAGTGCAGAAAGACCAGATGCAATACCTTTAAGTATTCCACTAATAAATGTACCGATACCTTTTCCTGCTGATGCTCCCATTTTAGCAAAACTACCAGCTGTCTTGGTTATTCCTTGTGCTTTTGCTGGTACGCCAGGTATACCACCTTTAGAGCCAGGTAGTCCACCTTTTGGTGTTTTCAAACCAAATAGTTTTCCACCAACACTTTTTAGAAATCCACCTAATGAACTAATACCACCTTTTATCTTTGAAAACATCTTAGCAACTTTAAATACAGCAAGAGCTGCTACAACACCAGTAATTCCTAAAACTATTGAACCTATTCCGCTATCATCACTAAACAATGTTTTAATACCATTAAAGAAACCACCCTGTGGGCCAAAGAACGCATCATAAAAAGATTTTAATTTTGGAATAAGAGTTTTGGTAATAAAATCAACCATTTTTCCAAATAGAGGACTTTGTAAAAACATAGCAACTGCAACAAACAAACCAGCAAAAAGAGTTCCTTTAAGAATACTCATAATACCTTTACCAGCAGAAGCAAGAGCAGCTTTTGCAGATTCTTTCATGGATGCACCAATACCCATTATACCAGATGATATTTTTTGAAGCAAAGTTCCTTGTTTAGATATTGCAGCTCTACGTTCTTTTTCTATTTCTTCTTTAGCACCTTTGTTAGATGCATTTTTTATCCTCAAATCAAATTCTTGTTGTTTAACTGCAAGGTCTAATTTATTATATTCTGCATTTTCTAATGCCACACCGCCTTGAGCTACAATTTGGTCATTCATAACACTTAATGCTGCTTTTGAATCTTTAAGTTCTAGTAGTGCAGCACTCTCTGTGACCTTTCTTGCTTTTGAGTCTGCTTGTGCTGTTTCAAGGAGTGTTAGTTCTTTCTTTTTTTCTTCAAGTGCTTTTGATGCGTTTTTGGTTTTTTTACCATCTCCTTTTTTAATATTTACTGATATTTGTTCTACTGATTTTTTTAATTTATCTATTCTGGATTGTTCGGCAGCTGCCTTTTTTTCATCTGCTTCTCTCTGATTTTTGTCAGAAATCTCTCTTTGACCCTTTATTGCATTAACTACATCTTGAAAATCAGCCATTATTTTTTACCTTTACCCATTGCCTGTGTTCCAAAGAACGCAGCAACTATAGCTGCAACTGATACGAAGTAAACACTTGCCATACTTCCAAGTATCTTACTTGCTTCTGTCATACCCAATCCTACTGCAATAACAACTGCAAAAGGATATAACAACATACCAAAGAGTGCAAACCATGCCATCTTACGTTGTGCATCTCTCATTGCATCTGCATCTTCTAATTCTTTTCTTTTAAATTCCATGTCCAACTCATATTCTTCAAGACTTATATGACCATCACCATTTCTATCTTTGGCTGCAATCTCTGGGTCAACAGTTTTTCTAAGTGCATCAATCTTTTCTTTTGTATCAGTCATCAATCTCTCCTTTGTGACTATCTTTTATTCTCTTTTTCTATTCTTTTATTTTCCTCTTTAATGTGTTGCAATAATAAATTGGTATAAATTTCTCTCTCCCACGGCATCATGTTTTCAAGTTCAGTTAAACTATATTTATGATGTTGCATCATTGCAAAATTAGTTTTATAATAATTAAACAGACTATCGTTAGATAGTCCTACCCTAAAAAACTTTCGAGGCCCTCCAGTACAACCTCATTCATAGCTTGTGTATTAGGATTAACAAATGTTAATGTATGTCTTACTTTAGGCATAGTATTAAAAAATACCATTATCTTTTCAAATTGTTCTGTTGTTAGTTGGTCAACAAAATCATTTATGTCTTTATCTGATAGATCAACTTTATTATAAACATCATCACCATAATGAATAGAATTTATACAACTATTTAATACATAAAAAGATTTTTCAGTTTCATTAATAGTTTCTGGGATACCCATCATATCTTTTAAGTATGGATATCTAAAATGTATTTTGACATCATTACCTATGTCTATTTCAGTTGCGTGGTCTTCTGTCATATTAACACCAACTTCTTCAAGATTTAATTCATAAGGCACTTGAGTTTCACCATCATCTTCACAAGTTAAATTCAGCTCTATTTTTTCTCCAATAGATTTTCCTCTAATTCTTAAAAAAATAAATTCTACATCAAACATAGGAGAATTTTTTGCATCAACCACATCAAATGTACAATCTGATACTAATGATGTCATAGCATTTAATACTTCAGTTTCATTTTTAGATTCTTGTGCCATCATAAGAATTTTTTGTTCTTTTACTAGAAATGGTCTGTATTTAATTTTTTCGCCAGTAGAGGGTAGTTCCAACTCATAGGTTGGAGTATTGAGTTTTGGTAAAGCCATAATATTTCATCCTTTATAATCTTCTAAGTACGCTTGGTATGTTTGCAGTAATTCTTCTTGTTACTGTGTTTACTGCTGATTCTGCAATTCGTGTCAATAGTGGTTTTGGTAAGTTTGCTTCGTCTGTTAAATTCTGCCAATAACGATATTGAAAATTTATACCTACAGTTTGGTAAGCAGCACCAACTTCATAACTTAATGCTTGTTCATTTATACTTGTTGGAAATGCCTCAATAAGTTTTACACCATATCGTCTATTGTTTTGTTCGTCAAGTGCATGAATATCTACAGACCCAACATAGTCATTGTAGTATCCTATTGCAAATGTTTGTGGATTGAAACTTAATCTTTGCCATGTTTCAAAATACTTTTTTTCTCTCATATCAGTTGAACATTGAAATGTAGCAGAAACATCTGCAAAAGTAAACCCATTAACAATATTTCTTACTGGGCCGTAAATGTTTGTATCTTCTGTAGTATCCATGTTTCTGCCTGGAAAAGATATTGATTCACATTTCAATCCAGTTGCACGAACAGTTCCATCTCCTAATGCTTCTCCCATAATTTTTGTGAATACATTAGAGTTCATTCCTACAGAACCAGCATTTCCAGATGGTGGAAACAAAGTGACCTCATATCTATTTGGTCTAGACATTCCATCTTTACCACGAATTTCTCCTAGAACTTCATTTAAAGCACCAAATGCTACTGCATCTATTAATCCACCGAAACCTGTTGCCATTAAATCATCTTCCTACTGTCTGCGTAAACCTCTGATGCACTTGCTTTCTTAAATCTCTGGACTGGTAATAAAGCTGCAACTGTAAACTCATCTGCATCTATTCTACGAAACTGTGTCTTAACTCTACCAGCAAGGTATCTTTTAAGTGTGGGTTTAATTATTGATAACTTCTTTAATTTACTATAGTCAACTGCAAGTCTAGTGCTTTCATCAAACTTTGTATTGTTACTAAAATCAACTAATCTATCTAACAGTTTAAGTCTTAGTGTCATAGGTAGATAGTGTAGATTGATACCTAAGAAACCATCCGAATATGGTTCTAGTGGTAATACTAAAGGAAAAGAATCATAATATGGTAATTTTGCTTTAAGTTTTGGGTCATAGAAAAACATATTCAAACGACCAAAGAATGGTTTATTATTCCTCTTTCCATCTCGTATTAAGTCCATTGCACCTGGCTTACCAAATTCCTTAATCTTATCACGATACCATTGTGTAGACTTTGGTCTTCCTTTTGCAGCTGCAACAACTGATTGTATAAATTTACTCTGTGCCATACTTCTATTTATACTTTATATTCAGATGATCTTCAGTAAGAATTTTAAATTCCATACCATGATCTAAACAAAACTCATTTGCAGATTTCCATTTAGCTTCATTGATTGTCCATGTTTTAACAG